AGTTTTTTCGGATGACCCAACTGCAATGGACAAAATGAAATTGTTTTTCGAATATTTCTCACAACTTCCGTTCTGGTATCAAACCATATTTGTCGGAGTAATTGCGAGCGTGTACGGACTTAAAGCTACAGACTTGATTAAACGTAAGTAAGTGATATACATCACCTATGATTAGAGGTGATAGTTCAGAATACAATCTATTAGAAAAATGGTCAAACTTTGATTGCCAAGGACACAAATCTTGTGAGATTGGTGTTAGAGAAGGTTTGGGCTCTAAAATAATTTTAGACAATATTAAAAATAATTATATTCATGTTGGTGTTGATCCTTATGGTAATTTAAACTACCAACATTACGATCATACTCCATCTTATACTTGTGATTATACTGATGAGATGCGTGATACTATGTTAAATGATTTTTATAAATACAGAAATGCTGGAAAATTTGTATTATGTAATATGACGGATACCCAATTTATGAATGATTCAGAACATAGATTTTCAACATTTGCTTTTGTTCATTTTGACGGTCCTCATATGACTAAAGATGTTATAACTGAGGCAGTTTGGTTTGCAAATAGAACTGCGCCTAATACAAGATACGTATTTGATGACTACACCAAATATGAAATGCCACTAATAGAAACTATATTGAAAAAATATGGTTTTTCTACTGTAGAACAAGGAAAAAATAAAATTTTATTAGAAAAAAATGAATCTTGATTTAGATACACTACAATCCATTAGACATTACATCAAAAAACAGATAGATAAGACTAAAGAGGATTTGGTGTACCATGTAGACACCATCGACAACCTATCGTATTCTAGAGGGAAACTCAGCGCTTTAGAAACGCTGCTACAGGATCTTAAAGACCTGCAGAGAAACGAGGAGAATGTCGATGACGATAATAACACCTGATTCCACAATTGTTGGGATCAATAAAATAAATGGTGGGGCTGCACCAGAATCAAAAGAACAAGCCATACCTACTGATCCAGAAGGTATTCAAAAATATCTCGACCTTATACCAAAACCAGTTGGTTATAGACTTTTAGTTAGACCTTACGCAGGTCCGAAAAAAACTAAAGGTGGAATAATTTTAACTGATAACTCAAGCGAAACTATTCAAATGACAACTGTTGTTGGTTTAGTTGTTGAAATGGGTGATCTTTGTTATGCGGATAAAGATAAATTTCCAAAAGGTCCTTGGTGTAAAAAAGGACAATTTGTAATCTATGGAAGATATGCTGGATCTAGATTCAAAACAAAATACGGTGAACATCGAATTTTAAATGACGATGAAATCATCGCAACAATAAGTAAACCAGAAGATATTCTGCATTTATATTAAGGAGGAAACATCATGGCTGATGCAAATAAAAACCCTGAAGTAGAAATCGATCTTGACGATGTAAAAGATACAGATGTTAATATTGAGGAAACAAAACAGGAAGAATCTAAAGAACCAAATTTAAATGTTGGTGAAGTAGATTTAGGTTATACTGATCATGACAAAGAGCAACCAAAAGAAGAAGTTGCTTATGAAGTTCAGGAAGAACCAAAACAAGAAACACAAACAGAGCAGAAAGATGATTTTGATGATTTATCAAAAGTATCTGATGCAGTCAAAAAAAGAATTGATAAACTTACAAGAAGATACAGAGAGGCTGAAAGAAGAGAACAAGCAGCTTTGGATTTTGCAAAAGGTTTACAAAAAAAATATGATGATTCGCAAACAAAATACGATTCTGCGGATGAGAAATATTTAAAAGAATTTGATGCTAGAGTTGATGCTCAAAGAGAACAGGTAAAAAGAAAGCTTAAAGAGGCTATTGAAGCTAATGACGCAGATGCGATCATGCAAGCTAATGACGAGCTTACTCAATTAACTGTTGAAAAAGAAAAAGCTAGAATTAAGATGGCAGATAGAGAAGCTAGACTTAAACAGCTTGAAGAGCAGAAAAATAGCGTCAAAGAAGAGCCAAAATACTCAGAAAGAGACATTGTCCCTCAAGAGCCTAGTTCTAGGGCTAGAGAGTGGGCTGGCAAAAACACTTGGTTTGGTAATGATAGAATCATGACCACTGCAGCAATGACTATACACGAAGATCTAGTGGGTATGGGTGTTGATGTTGAAAGTGATGAGTATTATAATGAGATAGACAAACGAATGAAGGATAATTTCCCTCATCGTTTTGCTGTTCAAGAGCAACGAAGACCCGTCCAAAAAGTTGCTTCTGCTGGAAGAACTCAGCAGGGACGTAGATCTGTGAGACTCACCAAATCACAGGTGGCTATTGCCAAAAAATTAGGGGTGCCACTAGAAGAATACGCTAAATACGTGAAGGAGGTACAGTAGTATGAGCGATAATAAAAATAGAACTTCACGCGCATCTGAGGAACTTAAAAATTTAAGAAATAAACCTTGGACGCCACCATCATCTCTGGATGCACCACCTGCGCCAGACGGTTATGTCCATAGATGGATCAGAACCGAAAGTATGGGTTTTCAGGATACAGCAAATGTATCTAAGAAAATGAGAGAAGGTTGGGAATTTGTGAGAGCTGAAGAGATTAAAAATCAACTCGGTGATCACTCTTATCCAGTCATAGCTCAGGGAACTTACGCAGGTTTGATCGGGGTTGCTGGCCTTGTGTTGGGAAGGATACCTGAAGAGATCGCAAAAAGCCGTGCTGAGTATTTCAAAAGAATTACTCAAGACAGAGTCGACGCGGTAGACAACGATGTCATGAAGGAACAACGACCGGAGATGCCTATTAATATTAGTAGACAATCTCGCGTAACTTTTGGTGGTGGAAATAAATCCTAATTATTTGGGAATATTCACTCCAAAGTAAAAAGTAAACAATAAAAGGAGAAAATAACTATGGCTAATGTAGCTGAAAAATATGGTCTTAGACCAGTAAGAAAGTTAGATGGCTCTCCATTTATTAACGCGCAAAACAGATACAGAATTGCAGCGAACTATGGAACACCAATTTACCAAGGTGACTTGGTAATACCTGTTACAGGTGGTGGAATCCAAAGAGCAGTTGCAAATACTTCTGAAATGGTTGTGGGCGTTTTTAACGGAGTGTTCTACACAGATCCTACTACTCAGAAGCCTACTTGGAAAAACTATTATCCAGGAACAGTTAACGCTAGTGACATTGTCGCTACCGTTATTGATGATCCAAATGTAGTTTATTCAATAGACTCTGATGGTGCGTTCGCAGTAGCAGACATCTTTAAAAACTTTGCAATAACAAACGCCGGCGGTAGCACTCAAACAGGTATATCTCAAGTTCAATTGGACTACAGTGTATCTGGTTTAACAACAAGTGGTACTGTGCTTCAAGCAATTGATATATCGCAAGATACAAACAATTCAACAGCTGGAAGCGTGAATGTGGATGTGTTAGTTAGAATTAACAAACACTTCTATAGTCAAGGCACAGGCATATAATAGGAGTAAATAAATATGGCTATATCACGATCACAACTAGTTAAAGAACTAGAGCCAGGTTTAAATGCACTATTTGGCCTGGAATACAACAGATACGACAATGAGCATGCAGAGATCTTCATGGCAGAAGCTTCAGACAGAGCGTTTGAAGAAGAAGTTATGTTATCTGGCTTTGGCACAGCAGCAACTAAAGCTGAAGGTGCTATGGTCACTTTTGACCAAGCTTCTGAAGTATACACTTCAAGATACACTCACAATACTGTGGCGTTAGCATTTGCTATCACAGAAGAGGCAATTGAAGATAACTTATACGACAGATTAGCGGGCAGATATACAAGAGCTCTTGCTAGATCAATGGCGCAATCTAAACAAATCACAGCAGCGAATGTATTAAACAATGCGTTTGATACAGGAGGAAGCTACAATGGAGGTGACGGTAAAGCACTTTGTACTACTGACCACCCATTAGCTAGTGGCGGAACGTTCAGAAATGAACTTTCAACTGCTTCTGATTTGTCAGAAACATCATTAGAACAAGCGTTAATCGATATCGCTGCGTTCGTAGATGAAAGAGGATTAAAGATCGCTCTACAAGGTAGAAAATTGATTATTCCAAAAGAATTACAATTTACTGCTGAGAGAATCATGAAGTCTCCATTGTCTACAACAGCGGGCATTGCTAGTTCAACTGGCTTCGCTAAAAACGACATCAACGCTATGATGAATATGGGAATGATCCCAGAAGGTTACAGAGTCAATCATTTCTTGACTGACACTGATGCTTTCTTCATCATGACTGATGCGCCTAATGGTTTGAAACACTTTGTAAGATCGCCAATTAAAACAGCGATTGAAGGTGATTTCGACACTGGAAACGTAAGATTTAAAGCTAGAGAAAGATACAGCTTCGGTTGGTCTGACCCTAGAGGAATCTTCGGCTCTCCAGGAGCGTAATAGACTTAGTTATAGGGGCGTACTTTACGCCCCTATACTTTACCCTTATAATGGAGATAATATGAGTTTTAAAAGCGATATTCAGGCTACAAGATCTATAGCTGCGGCAGGAGCAACAGCTATCATTGCACAACCAATTAGATTAAGAGGAATTATCATTGCATCAGATGCGGTTGGTGCAGGAGTATTAGAATTAACAACAACTTCAAATTCAGGAGATACACTTTTTATTGGTGATGTACCTTCAGGAGATGTTGTAAATTTTTCTTTTCCTGAAGATGGAATTCTTTTTCCAAAAGGTATTTACTGCAAAACTAAAACAAATATTGCAGCTTATACTTTGTTAACTGATAAATATTCAGGACCTAATTTAACAGCGTAGGTGTCTATGGATTACTATGCTGATTTAGGTATAGAGATCGAGGGTTACGCAAAAGGTGGAATGCCTGCGCGTAACAAAAAGAATTTTAGACCTACAAAATCTGGTGCAGGTATGACTCAAGCTGGAGTTAAAGCTTATCGTAGAATGAATCCAGGTTCTAAATTAAAGACAGCAGTAA